ATGGATAAAATTCTCAAAATTTTACAGACCGAATACGCTACCGAATACACTTTCGAATACGATATGAGTAACAAAGGTCAGTTCACAAAGCCTAAGATATACGACGCTGGAGGGGATCTCTCCAAGCGCTGGTATATCTATTATTCCTATCGACACCCACATACAGGAAAGCTCGTTCGGCAAAATCCCATTTACCTAAAAATCAATAGATCCTTCAAAACCCTTTCCCAGAGGCGTACAGTAATCAGGAGACTCCGTGATATACTGGAGCGCAAGCTCAGAGAGGGATACAATCCTTATGAGGACAAATACACCGAGAACAAGCTCCTCTCCATTCATGAGGCTTTCGATTTGTCCCTGACACATGCTCAGGCTACTATGAAAGAAAGCTCTTTCAAGAACCACCAATATCGTATTCGTACCTTTGAGAAATGGCTCGAACAAAACAACTTCAACGGGCGAGCTGTTACCGCTATTACTAAAAAAACAGCTACCAATTTCCTTAACGATATTCTCCTTAAGACAAGTCCTAAGAACAGGAATAATACCCGTGCTGCTCTCTCTATCCTGTTCAAGTACTTAGAGGATAACCAGCATGTCCCTAACAATTTCATTTCATCTATTCCAGTACTTAAGACCGATCCACACCGCAATAAAACCTATACCAAGGTACAAGAGGATACCCTCTTCGAATACATTGGCCAACATGATCCACAGCTACTGCTCTTCATCAAGTTCATTAGCTATAACTTTCTGCGCCCTATCGAGGTCTGCCGCCTACAAGTGAAAGATATATCCTTAGAAGAGAAGCGCTTGACCTTCGAGGCAAAGAATAAAGCCAGAAAAACCAAAATCATTCCCGAAATACTTCTCTCCGAACTCCTATACCTCAAGGAGGCCAACCCCAACCATTTCCTTTTTGCCCCTGAGGGATTAGGACCTTGGGACACCGCGGAGACCAATAAGCGTGATTACTGGAGCAAGCGCTTTAAGAAGGTAAAGGATCATTTTTCCCTTGGCGAGGACTACGGGCTCTATTCCTTCCGACATACTTTCATTACCAAACTATACCGCAAGCTCCGCGAGCAGTACCCACCCCTTGAGACTAAGAGCCGCCTAATGCTCATCACAGGACATGCTACTTTTGCAGCCCTTGAGAAGTACCTCCGTGACATCGACGCCGAGCTCCCAGAGGACTACTCCCAACTGATCAGTGGTTAGTCGTCAGTGGTTAGTAGTTAGTGGTTAGCAACTGACTTCTGACAACTAAAAACTAACAACTAAAAACTAATTATTGTATTCCTCGTAAAATTCCTCGATCTCTTCCAAGTGCTTCTGAGTAATGAAAGACAGCGACAGTATCCGAGAGAATACGAACCTGACCAGCGTTTTTTCTTCCTCATCGAAGAAGGAACTATCCTCTAACAGATCCGGAAACTGAAACAGCCTTTCCTGTATATCCTCCGATTGTGAAATCTTGTTGGCTATTTCGCAGAGCCAGCCAGAGAGCTTTATCCCCAGTTGCTCATTCAGTGGGCGGGGTAGTTTGTTGTCCCTTCTCATAGCGCAGCCCTCCTTTCTTTTTGGTTCTGGGAAACGTAGTAAGCTCCGTAGGCGTGTATCACAGCAATCGGAAACGAGGGGTCAGAAGTAGTGCCTGCAGAAGTGGAGACATGCCACTGCCCATCACGATAGGCAAGCAGGAAGTTACACGCGGTATCCTTGAGCAAACAGTGAAAACATTCCCGTGCGATGACATCCACCACCGCAGGATCGTCCGCAGGTTCGTAATCATCAGGCACATTTATGCAGCCCGAAACACTTTGAAGAAATAGCCGATCCGTGCGACCAGCTGTCCACGATATAGCCAAAGCTACATGGTGAGAGGTTTGAGGTTTGAACATAGTATAAAAAATAAAAAGCGTGAGTAGGTGCTGTTCAAACCTCGCCGGATATATCCGCAAAATTTGCTATATATTACTATATAGCTACACCCTCACGCTGTGAGTAATCGAAAATCTTTATGTGATATGCGGACACGAAAAAGCCCGCAAGGCTTGAACGCTGCAAAGGTACAACTTTTTTTGAAACCTCCAAATCTTTTTTGAAAAAATTTTTTACCATATGTAATAGGTATCAATCGTGTATTGTCTGTTTAGACAATACACGCCCCCTTTTTTACCTATTTAGACTCCCTACTATTGTCTGTTTAGACAATAGTTGCCACCTGCAAATAAAAAAACTTTCACTCTAAAAGGTGAAAGTTTTTGTAAAATATCGCGTATAAATGTTCTATTCTTCTTTGGAAAAATTGTATGCAGGCAGGATAAATGAGGGGATACCCGAATTGATTGTAAAGGTAGAGATAAAGGAGCGCATAAAAGGAAAGGCTATGGCTAAAGAATTGACCCTTACAAGTTCAGAGGATTTAAATTCTTCATCAATAGCTTCTTCTGTACCAAAAACAGCTACAAATTCTAAGCTCAAATCAAACAAACTGTTTTCAAATTCTCCCCTAAACATAACCATATACTCCTTTCCTTGCTCATCAAAATTGACAAAGGGAGAAATACTTACTTCTGTTTCCAAATGCGGTTCATTACTATGCTTGCGCTTAAAGGAAAGGCTTTGTACAAAAGTTTCTTTTAAAAATATTTTTGGTTGTAGCTTCATAATTTACGCTGCTTGTATAGTATTTTTAAATGCTAATTGTGTATCATTACTACCTATAAAAGAAAATCCAACAGCAGTATTGTCTGTCGGGAAAATTTTAAAAATAGAATAATCTTCCCCCTTCATCAGAGACAAAAACTCACCCGCTGTTAGCTCATTTTCATCTTGTGGCTCTGCTTCTATCTCCGCAAGGAGTTTTAAAAATTCTTCATCAGGCATATTTTCTATACTCTGCCTAAAACGTTCTAATATAACATCTGTTGCCATCATTTTACTATTTTATGAGATATAACATTCATATCTCTCTTGTCTCGGAAGTAATAAAAACAAACAAAATCAAAGTATGTTGAATTAGGTTTTTCAGAAGTAAACCTAACCTCTCGCTGTCTTCTATCTGAAGAATAAGCATCTCTTACTTTGATCGCTTTATAGTCAAAAGAAATATTATTTGTTGGGCTATATAATAGTTGGAGAACTCTACTTATAGCCATTGATTTTATATCTATTGTTTTTTTATTTTTTTTAATCTTGTCTTCCAAGATATTCAAAATCTCCTCATATTTTAATTGTCCTTCTCTTTCATTCAAATTTAAAATATATCTTTCATCTACATTACATTCAAACTCCACAACAAAGAAAGAGTTTTTATAATGCTTTTTCCCCCAATATGTAGCTTGTTCTATATCATTCTCCCAAAGATAATATCCAGTACCTAAGAATTGATATTTTCTATTTTGTGGGCTAGGGTCATCTTCAGCCAAAAAAGGAGCGTTTGCCAATACAAAAGGCGCTCCGTTATTTCGGCTACAAGTATGATGTAACACCACTTTTTTCATATTCTACTTCTATTTTTCCAAATCCTTTCTGTCCTAATTTAGCAGGAATAACTTTCACACTTACTATGAGCCCCTTGTTCTTCTGCAAGAACTTCAGATAGCGGCTTGGATTATTGAAAACACGCTTATGGGTAAAAAATAGGTTATTGTTCATAACAATCTCCTTAGAGTTATTTGACTGCAAAGATACAAAAAAAAATCAAAGGGACAACTTTGGAAAATTATTTTTTTACCTTCTGTCTACTGTCGTCTAACAACTAACACCTAACCTCTCTTAAATCTCTCTTTACTTTTCAATCCTAAGAGCCTACAAACAAAGGGCTTCAAGCCTAAAACCTCTCTTAAATCTCTCTTACGCTCTCTTATCTAACACCTATCCCCTAACACCTAACCACTAAAAAAGCCCTCATCTCTGAGGGCTTTTTATTCAGAATTGTAAAAGTGTATTAATTAAACAAACTGAATATCTTGTAATTCTTCAGCTAAGTGGTGTAATTTATTTTGAATCTTCACAACAGTTTTTTTGCTGGGTTTCCTATATCCTTGCACATATTGGCTTAATTGCACCTGATTAACCTCTGTCAGTCTTTCCAATCCTGCAAAGCTAAATATCTTTGAATAATACTGTAAGAAAGAAGGCAAATCGTACAAAAATTCAAAATCAGCCTCCACAAAGTCTCGTCCTTCTTCTTTATAAATTGCTTTCATATCCTCATAGGAGGCTCTGAAGTCTTCCAAAGCTTCTGATACGGTTGCTCCTTCTCCTATGATCCCATAGTTAAGCGTTGTGTCTTCCAAATCTACATAGGCACTATATCCGTCCTCTGTCTTTTCTATAAATACTTTTACTCGTGTCATGTGTGTTTCTTTTTATAAAGGTTAAGAGTCTAACCCCGCGTCTTTCAATATTCTTTTTAAGGTACCCGTAGCTACTTCTTTACTCTTATGGTTGCTCAGTCTGAACTTTTTATTTGTTATAGGACTGTACCATACAGGGTGGCCATTAGCTTGTTTCTCCGTATCGTAGCACCCCGCTTCTTTGAGTCTCTTCTCTAATTCTGAATATTTCATCGTTGCCTAATTAATACCCCGCAAAGATAATGCTATTATTTTTAATAGCAAAATATATTACTTATTTTTTTACCCTGAAAAAAGTTAAAGTTTCACACTACTAAAAAAGCCCCCATTACTGAGGGCTTCAGATGTTAAATAAAATTCAGTCAATGACTACTGAATGCTGTTAGCGGCGCGGCGAATACGTTCGGAAATATCCAGTAAGGCGCCTTGTAGTTGTATTTTTTCTGCTTCGGTAAAGCCACCCTCGCCACCATTGCCATCGCGACCATGGAGCTTGTTGTAAATCCATGAAGAGGACTTCCCAAAATAATCGTGTGCGATTTGTCGCCAAGAGACATCTATAGAGATGTCATCCAATTGTTGCATCATTGTGATACGTTCCTGTTTTTGTACTGTTATTGCCATAGTATGAATATTTGTTGAAAGTAAAGCCCCCATTGCTGAGGGCTTCTTCAAACTGTAATAATGGTGTTGAAATATTAATCACAGTTCTATACTTAAGAGCTCTTCACCTAACTTGTGCAAGCCTTCTTGTAGTTTCTTGCGCTGGGCTTCGCGGGGTTTCTTTAGTCCTACGGAATACTGATGGATCAGCTTTTGATTGATCCCCGTTAGCCGCTCGAAAGCAGGGTTACTTAGGATCCCTTTATAATATTGTAAGAGGCTCTCTGTATCATACTTATAGATAAGCTCATAGGATACATCGGGGATATTCCCCAATTCTTTCTGTATGGCAAGGCTTTCCTCTATTGCTGCCTTTACCTCTTGTACCGTTTCTCCTCCAGCGCTGACCCCTTCCAAGCCCTCAGCATAAGCCCAATAAAAATCCTTGCTGCGCTCAATAATAATTCTAATCTGTCTCATAATCTTCTATTTTTTAGAGAGAGGGGTTATTCCAACCCCATCTCTTTTTTGATTTTTGACTCTATTCCTTTTCCCACTTCTTTGCTTCCGTGGTAAGGAACTGGATAGGTTCTATCTCCCTTTTTATAAATGTAATGGCTTCCCGAGACTCGCTCTAACTCCCAACCATTTTGGGCGATTAACCTGTGTAATTCACTTGATTTCATACACTATTCTGATTAATATTTCAACACTGCAAAGGTATACATTTATATACTAATATCCAAACTTTTCCACAAGTTTTTTTACTCCCAAATATGTTAAAGTTTTCCTCCCTTCTCTAACCACTGACTACTGACCACTAATCACTAACAAGTTAGGAACGTATCCTCCCAGTCTGCGGGATTGACTACCAGCGGCGCCTTGGTCTTAAAATGCACCTCCACATCTACCCCGTACAAGTGTGCTTGTGGCTCCTCGATAGGAAAAATACGCGTCAAGTCCTTCTCAAAGGCACCATATAGGAAATGATCCCGCTGGTGACTGTCCCACCTGATACGCGCTAAGAGCTGCAAGGCAATACGCTCCGCTTGGTCTATCTTCTCCTGCTGCCCCTCAAAATCATCGTGTGGCGCATCGGCATACACGATACTAAAGACGAGCTTACGACGCCCCAAGGTGTTCAGCTCGCCCCCGTCCAAGCCCAACTCATAATCATAGATCGCCAAGAATGGAGAGGCGATCCCTGCAAAGCTACTTTGCTTCTCTATAATCTCACGGGAGAAATACCCCACGTGCTCCTGTATCATCACATGCTTTTCAGCCAAGTGATGAAAATAATCTTTCAACTGCTTATACATCGTTTTTTTTTTAATTTTTCCTCTTTTTGCTCAAAACCCCGATTTTTTTTTCCTACATTTCCTACAAAACCTACAAAAAACATAAGTTACTGAAAATCAAGATAAATATTTTTTCAAAGGGGCTTTTTCGTGTTAATTTCCCTTAAATTCTTGTAGGAAAACCGCATTTCATTTTCCTACACTTTCCTACAACTTCCACATTTTCCTACAAATCCTACGCCTTTTCCTACGCTTTTTTAGCTTTAAATAACTGATTTATAAGTAAATAAACCTTTGTAGGAAATGTAGGAAAAAAAAACAGCACTTTTTAGCGCAAAAGTGTATTTTTCAAAAAAAAAATGCACTTTTCCATTTTCTCTTTTCTCTGCTGACATTAATCATTAGAAATAGAGTCCCGACTTCTTCGCCACAGGCTCCCTAAGTACGAGCGGCTCACCTTGGTAGCAGGGGAATAGTGCAGGGTGTGCCTTTATATATTGTAATAGCAAGTCCCTATATCCTTGCGCCCGCTCCAAGAATCCCTCTTTGAGTGCCTTGAGCTGGGTGTCGCTCAGCAGCATGGACTTCTGCCAAGGCAGCTGCTCCCATTGCAGCACGATTCCCGAAGTGGTATAGGTAAGCCCCTGCATGAAGACAGCATCGGCCAAGGTGTAGTAGCCTACGATCTTTTTCAGCAGCGCAAGCGCCGTCTCATCACCACGTATATCCGAGAGCACACAGGGCGACAGCTGCGGGGCTATGTACAGCTCCCATATATCCCGCATCAGGGGCAACAGCCGCAGGAAGATCTCGTACGAATCCCCTATGGAATACAGCTCCGACAGCTCTCGCGGACTGCCAAAGAGCGAACCCGCCACCTCGCGGGCAAAGGGCAACTCCGCCCCAAGGGTACTCGTGGCCAAGAGTGCCACAGCACCATTGAGCGCATGATCCCCTATGCGTACCGCGTTCAGCCCATAGTCTCGCACATCCCACCAGGGCGAACGCTCCATCTTATTATCTTGGTATGCATTGGCGCCCGTACTGGACAGGTGCATTTTGACAAAGGGAATACTATAGGCAATGGCATAGTTGGCCACAGCCTTTTTCACCCCCTCGTATATCTCCGCTTTGCGTGGCATAACAAAGGAAACATCCGAGAGCTTCTCCCAGATCACCTCACCTACCAGCGGACGAACCCGCTCACTAATGGCTGTATCTATGTACGGCCTAAGGATCTGTATATCCAAGTACTTGGACACATGGATATACGCCTTAATCTCTTCAATTCGTTCAAACATATTCTTTTTTTCTTACAAAAATAAAAGTCCTTTCCCAAGCGGGAAAGGACTTGTTTTTGTATCAAAGTCTTTTGTCATAAGAGTAATAGAGAGGCTACCCACCAGCCTAAATAAGAAAATAAAATCATTATCAAAGTTCCCCATAATACATTCCATTTTTCTTCTTTTTTCATTTCCGATAAACTGAAAATGTTAGTAAATGTACTTAATGCGCCCACCAAAGGAAATGATAATGGGAGGTAGGATAACAATATTTTCCAAATAGGTGTTCCTGCACTTGCTCTAAGCCAAGGAAATGAAAAATAAAAAAGGAAAGATGCCAAAATAGCGGTCACAATTATTCCTCTATAGATCTTTGTGTAATCTTTCTTTTCCTTGTACTTATACCTAATATTCATATCCACCACATTCCCAAAAGGAACTACAAATACATCACTGAGGATTTCTTTCAACTTTGCTTCAGAATGACTATATCTCTTTGCTTCCTTCAAATACAAATACTCCAAATCTCCAGTAGAAGCATTGGTACTATAATCAAATAAGATTCCTTGGATCATCTTGTTCTTACCCTCCTCCTGAGTGGGATTAAGTGTCAGATCTACCCATTTTAGAAGTACTTTGCCTTCAGCTTCTGTGGTTTTACCTTCAAAGATATAATGCCATTGATTTGAATATTGCAAAGCAGATATTTTTACATCAATTTTTAGCAAACAAACCAACTCAAAAAGGAACCATCCAAGCAATCCCGCTATAATAATTGAAAAAATAATATAAAGTAGTATGAAAATAAAGAAGGGTTGATCCTGTTCTATTTGAATATTTCCAAAAGAAATATTTTGAAGTCTTCCTAAGGTTTCCTCATTTAAAAAATTTGTTCGAACCCAAGGGATATAGCTTATAAAAAGAAGTGTTATTAGTTGTGAGAATATACCCCAAAAGATACTGGTTACAATGCGTTCACTCCACTCACCTTTTAAAAATTGTTTGGTGAATTTTCCAGAATAATAGAATCTTCTAAAAATAAGTCCAGGGAAAAGAACGATAACTATCAAGAAGATAGAGCTTAAGGCAAGTTCAGGAAGCATAACTTTTTATATTAATACAGTCATATTTCCATCTGAGAATTGCAGTTCTGTCTTTATAAGCTCTGTTGAATTTTCTTCTTTTCTCTTCTGATCTGCTTTTTCAACAGCGTTTAAAAAAATCTTTTTCTTCTCAGGATCTGAAAGAATTTCCTTCCCCTCTTGGCTTATCGCTGATTCATCATTCATTGAAAGAAAATCCACTACTCGCTTAAAAGAAGATACTATTTGTTTTAGTAATCCGTTCATAACTTTTCTTTTAGATTGAAGAAATTTAGATCATTTCACGTTGCAAAAGTACAATATTTTTTTATTAATAAAATCAAAATTACTATTTATTTCTTTGTTAATATATGTATCTTATTGTTTTTCAGATTTTTCCTTAGTTCACTATTACCTGTTGCCCATTAGGGTTCTTGTCCAAGGTCGTAAGGTTGATATTGGGGAAATTGCCGTATAGGCTCTCGTCCCAGCCGTTCCAGTCCCTTATCCGCTCGAATATCTCCAAGGTACGCAATCGCTTAATCGGCATACGTGTGGAGAGGATAGTATAGGCTTCCCGCTTGTCCGAGCCGCTCCCGCTGAGGTTCTTCCCCCCTGGGATACCCGCACCGAGCAAACAAGGATCTACCCCCATAGGGAAAAGTATCTCCGAGTTCCCCGCACTGGCATCAGGCAGGAAGTTGCCATCTTTGATCTTGTCATCTATGGGCACCACTTCTATACCATGTATGAGGTTCCCAGAGCTGTCACGAAAGAAAGGCGATAGGAAGGAGCGCCCCGCTGCCTTGTTCCCACTCATATGCTCGTCTATCGCCTTAATAGTCTTCTGCCGCTCTTGCTCCTTCTGCACATCGCTCATCTCCTGCCACTCATTGCGGCCAAACTTATGAGAGAAAAAGTCATCGGCTACATAGATAACAAATTTTAGGTTCAACTGGTTTTCAAACATGTACTTTTTAAATGTCGGCACCGAAAGCACCACATCCACCCAGCCATTGGCAAAAGAGCTATGCCATTTCACCTTGGGGTAATTCTTTTCCGTGGTAAGGGTACGCATTACAGGCACGATGAATTTTTCTACATTCTTCTCCTTGCAGTATGCCTTAAGACTCTCCACCGAATGCATATCCGAGTAAAAGGGTACTTCCTCTGTTAGCTCCTCGTCCAAGGTACTCCCCCACGAGGTATTGATATACACCTTATCCACATAGCCCTTGTCCTTGGGTACGCCCAACCTGCAATGAGCTGCCTGCTGCCTCTTGATGGATACGATCTTGTCCCTATTTGGCGAAAGTAGATATTCCACAAAGGCAATCCCGTAGGTTTCAAAGTCTTCCACGATCTCGGACATGGTAATATCCCAGCGGCAAGCCTTAAAGAACTGGTTCAGCTCAGGGAAAGAGTTACGTGCGCGTTCCTTAGTTACGATTCCTTCTTCTGTTTCCACGTCTTGGTATAAGCGGAACCCCAACCCATAATGAGCCGAGATCAGCACCTCCAGCCCGCCTATGGCCGCCCCTGTCTTATTGAGCTTTTCTGTTAGCTCTTGTGGATAAAGGTTATCATCCCCCCAAGCCGAATATTTATCTGTATCAGATGAGTCTTTTTTGGATTTAGGAGTCGTTAGTCCTTTTTTGTTGTCAAAGAGTATAGCTGTATTGCTCTTCGATAGTATATACAAGTCGTTATCTATTTTTTCCATTAGTTAATAATTAGTGGTTGCAAACCCTCAATCCGCTGTTTTCCTTTCTCAAAGTATTCTTGGTCTATTTCGGTAGCAATCCCTTTCATTCCCATATTGTGCACGGCTTCCATACAACTCATAGAGCCAGCAAAGAAGTCGGCTACTACCACCTCATTGCGGGGTTTATCTTTTGGGATAACCAACGCCAAAAGACGCTCTAAGAGGTGTACAGGTTTTTGAGTTGGATGAATGGAATTTTTAGTCTTCTCTTGACTTACTGTTATAAGGCTTTCCTCTATTACTCCCTCTTTCATAATCCTTACACACCACATAAAACGGTTTTCTTTCTTTAAATCGTTGTTTTTTATTGTCACAGATTTTTTTCCTATAGTTGTTCTGTCCTTATATTCAATTGGCATTTTTTTTCTAAAAACTGTTGTATTTTCAAGAGCTTGTTCGAATCTTTAATAGCATTCCTAATATATCTCACATCTGAGGCTATAGATTCTATATTGTACTTTTTCCTTTCAATATAAGATATTTTACAACGATTTATTATCCCTTCCTTTTTTGTAAAAATTGCAACTGTTTCATGCCTCCTTCCTATCGGTAAACAGGGAGAAGTTGTTCTTTTTTTATCCCAAATCACCTCCTCTTTAAACACAAAGCCCAATCCATCTAATATCGTATTCCAACGGTAAAAGGAAGTACCACGACCAAACATCACGATAAAGCCTTTTTTGGTAAGTAACCGCTTACATCCTGCAAAAAACTTTTGCTCGTCAAAAGGGCGTTCCAGCTTTTGGTTCTCCAAGTACAAGTACGGAGGGTCTATGCACACCACATCTATACTTTCATCGGGTAGGGTTGCCATAATTTCCAAGTTATCGGCATTATACAATTGCAAGTTGTGTATCTCCATATTTTTTTATTGTATTAATAAACTACTTCTTTCCCATTAAACGCCACTATAAATAGGATAATAATTTTCTTTATAGTGCCGTCTGCAAGTTTAATATTTCGTGTCTTGTTGTCCCAGTGGTTAGGGTTTTTCTCAAAGTCTTTTTTACCCTTCGGCTGTTGCATTAGGGTAGCATTATGGTATATCAGGAGCTTTCCACCAAATCCATTTTGCTTGTTGTAGGTGCGTACAGCAATGGAAAAGGGTATCGGCTTTTTCTCTGCATCTAATTTTCGCATTTCTGCCAAAACGTCCTTTAAAAATATCTTTTCTACCATGCTGCAAAGGTCAAAAAACTATCAGGATAAATAAAGGACACATTCCCCAGCGGAAAAAACAGGGTACTTTATCATTATTTTGCATTCACTGCTTTGTTTTTCAAAATGTTAAAAGTCTAAAAATCAATTTCATTTTCATTATGTGCAAAAAAATCCCCCTGCCGCCTTAATCTTTTTTACAATTTGAATTTTAAAAATCGGAGCGAAATATGAAAACCGTGAGTAGTGAATGAGAGAGCTCCTAAACGATAAAAAAGAAGCCTCCATTATAGGAGGCTTTAGATATCAATGGATCAGATTATTTAAACCGAACTTATAATATAGGAATCATGGCGATCATTATCCATCAGATAAGCATATTTCCACCATACAAGGTAGTCGAAGCAGTCCGACAGGTGGGTAGCGTGTTCCTGCGGGATAGAGGTAGAGCGCTCCGAGCTTTTGTCCTTCTCGAAAGAGTCTTCTTTCTGCTTAAGCCCTGCATTCTCCATGGATACAATTAGGTTGGGGCAGTTGTCCTCATTGATACGGACAAAGGGCAGCCCTTTGTTGCTCTCCTCTAAGATTTCGTTAATCAGTCGAAACTTGAGGATATGGCTTGGATTGTTCGTGTTGGGTGTCTTGTTATACACCTGCCAGCCTGCTGTGCGAAGCATGTCCTCCACATCCTGCGCCAGAGTGGTTTTGCTGTTGGCTTCACTCTTGAACCCTGAGCGATCGTGGTATAGATAGACCTTATTGCAGGTAGCCTTGTGTGGCTCGTAATAGTCTATGATCTTCTTAATAAGGTCTGAGAGCTTCTGTGGGTTCTTGACAAAGAAATCCTTAATGATACTCAGCGTATGGGTGAGCGTGCTCTCTTGGGCGACCACAGCACAGTTGATACGACCTCCGAAGTCCAATGATATTTCCAAGGGGATACCCTTAATCAAGTCCGTGTCATACGTACAGCTTGGGGTATAGTTCTGGGTAAAGTCATCTAAGAGGTTCGTGGCATACTTGTACTTGTAGTAGTGCTTATCGGCCAATAGTTGCGGATAGAATCCGTCGGCCACCTTGCGCGGGCGTATGTTCATGATCTCCGCATTGAAGAGCATATCCGATACCCGTTGCTCGTACATCTCCTGAATCCAATTGGGCTTGAGGTTCTCCTTATTGACCAAGGCGTTGGCTTTGATAAAACAATGTTCTTGTGGTTTTTGCAGGGCCAGCTTTTCCCGATTGGTGAACCACTCGCCCGTCTTGGTCAGCGCTACCGATGAGGTAAATATCGTAGCGTTGAGCAGCGAAGCACGGTCAAACTCTACTTTCTTAGCACGATTTGTGGTCAGTACGTTGTTGAAGAGGCGATCGTGTTCCAAGAGTGCCGCCTCGTCCCCTATGACCATATAGGAGTTCAGCCCGCGCCCTGAGTTGGGATCGTCCAAGGATACGAGCACAAGGATAAAGCCATTGGAGAAATGCACCACATTGCTCCACGAGTTGGGCGCTTGGAAAGGCATTGTATACCCTAAGCTCTTGCCGCTTCTGCCTACTACATAATCCACCTCCTCATATAGGCCGAACATCTCCAGCCCTTCCTTGGTAGAAGGGAAAGTACGGCTTTTGATCTGTACAAAAGTAGCCCCTACCAGTACCCCCGTTGCTCTGGGCATTTGGCGTACGGCTTCCTTGACAAACCACCCCAATATAGTCGATTTGCCTGTACCTCGTCCCGCCTCGATACAAATATTCTTCACCCGTCCGTACCTATTGGCTTCCACGGCTGCCATCTGCATGGGGTTTAGGTAGATCTCTTTAACTGGTTTTATTAGCATTCTTCACTTTTCACTTTTTACTCTTCACTCTCTTCATAGTCTATCTCCTCAGCGGGTAGTTCGTTGAAGTCCACCACCCCTGTACCGATAGCCTCTCTAAGCATACGCATACCCTTGCGGCTCATCTTGATATGATACTCATGAGCGGAGATCTTCTCAAAGTTAATCTCTTTCTCCTCCTTATCGAAGTTGAACAGCGACTTATACGAATCCAGCGCCTTACGCTCCTGCTCCAGATCGCCCTTTTTGAGAGCCTTTAGGTAGAGCTGCCAGTAGCACTCCGCTAAGATCATGCGCTCGGCCTGTACAGCCACTTTGTCCAACTCCCCAAAGATCTGCATCGCCCAATTGTAATCCCTATAGGCAGTGGCTTGGCTCACCTTCATCTCCCGCATGTGTATCTGTATGGCCTGATACTTGGAATACTTATTAGTCATCCTAAGGGCGTGAATATGCCTAAGTCGCGCCTTAATCTCCTGCTCGGCAGGGGTAAGCTCTATGCTCTCATCAATATGCGAAGCTGAGATACGAGGGTAAGTACCCTCTTTGTCGAATTTCACTAACTCCATCTTATCATCATTTAGTTATTGGATACTGGCTCTCTGGAACTCCACTACATAGCTGTGTAGGTTCCGTGTGTTATCATAGGATAGAGGCTTCTGAGAGATAGGAATCACCTTTACCCAATCCGTATCATTAGCCTTAATAAAGCACTGAGGGGACTTGATAAGCTCCCATAGCAGCTCCACCTCCTCGGGGAATATCCACCCTGTGTTGAGCTTGAAAGTCCTTTTTTCCTTGACCAAAGCCTTGAACTCTTCGTCCTTCTCGGCATGCTGTGAGATGGTATTCTCATAATTGATGTGCAGCTCTTCCTCTCCAGAAAAAGAGAACCAATCAGGGCAATAATTTTGATTTTGAAAAAGTACCGTGATAGGCTCCCCATTAGGCTCAGGCTTAGGCTCCAACGAAAGAGTGCTCTTCTTGATAATCGTATTCTTTCCGAAAAAGCGGTTGGCATTTTTTCGATAGAAACAAAGATTAGCTACCCCGTAATCGTCCACCAATCCAGAAGAATCAACGCTATTAGAAGCAATTTTCCCAAGGTCGTTCCTCTTAAAAGCCTTAGTAAGTGCACTTACCGAGATTAGCGAATCGGTATAGGTAGAGCGTAACCCTACATTAGTCAGGTAAGGGTAGGAGAGAGGTGTCCTACCAGGGAGGTATCGCAAGGAAGATAGCTTGTGAGTCTTGAACTCCTCCCCCTTGAAGTTTGTTTCCACAATAGTAACATTTACCTCTGTAGCTTTCATCACCTCCACAGGGAGCGCCGTGTTTTCGTTATTGATATATAGCCTTTTCAGATCAGGCAAGTTTTCGAAGAAATCCTGAATTTCTTCCCCAAGGTCAATCTTGGCCATGTTGTTAAAGAACACATACTCATACTCCTGAGTGGTGGTCACCCTTCGGCCATATCCTGAGAAATTCATCACCAACTTAGCCCGAGCAAATTCCGAATTTTCATTCGTCTGTGCTATTGTAAGGATATTTTTATCCAAACAGAAGTATATATCCTTCTGCTCGAAATCCAGATTAGTCTTGATCGTGAGGTCTACTGTAACAATCTGCGTGGAGTCCCTGTTGCTCTTGACAGTGATGTATTCCTCCTGAAGCCCCAGAGGGAAAGTCTCAGCACTCTTGGAGCGGAACTTAACCAAAACAAAGGGTTCTCCATTGTGCTTCACCTCCACGATTTCCACCCCAGCCGAAGGGGTGATCGTATAGGTAAGCCTATTGGCATTGTTGATACGAAAAGAGCCCTCATACCTTTCTCTTTTTTCACGATACAAAGTCGCTTCATAGTGTTTTTTGTCGAATGAAAAAGAAGTAAGGTCATTAATAACGTTCAGCCTTATGGAGAATACCCGCTGAAAAAGCCAGTTATCCTCCTTGACGATCACCTGATCATGGCTAAAGTCGAAGCCCTGAACTACCCCTGTTCGCTTGTAGTTCTCCGATAGAGAGAACTTAGCCCATGCCCACAGATCATCGTTATCTACTTCTACCTTGAAGAGTCCATCATTTTCAAAAGTATATGGCCTTTGCCAATGAGAGGCACCCTCACTATCATGCACTACCCCTCCGAACTTTTGGTGTAAAACCAAAAAACGATTGGTATTACGTATAAAGTGAGCTACCTGTAATAGTTCTCCAGTCTCCGCCATCGGTTCGACAAAGAGCTCCCGAGTGGCATTGTTCAGGGTCATATTGACCACCCGTGGTGTATAGATATCCTTAGAACCTCCCCCACTACCGTTTCCTCCTCCGATACCTTCTCTCTTTAGGGTGATGGGCACCTCCCTTTTCTCCAACTCTATGTTGTTTCCATTATTAACTGCATAAGCTGTAAAGGTAAGGGTGAGCTTTGTCTCTCCCTGTGGGAGCTGGGAGAAGTTTTTATACCGCAGCAAATATTCTAATCCACGCCCACGAATACGCGTCGTCCCTGCATAAAGAATACGATCTAAGTAAGAGGGTTTTATATTTCTTAGGTCCTGATTCCCGGCATATATCTCCACGAAGTCATTGGGGGTAATAGAGATGCTAAAGATATATTTATCTTTTTCCCACTCTTCCGCATATCTTTTCCACTCTTGGTATATTTCATCTTCACTTAGGGGCTCATAGACAGGTACATCTTTCCATTCCCAATGATCTAAAACTCCATTTCCTTTTACCCATTTTTTTTGTGTCTTATTAGTTTTCTTGCTGGGTTGGTATTTTTCCTCTGCTTTTCTTTTCTTGAGGTATTCTTCCCAAGGGACAAATAACTCTGTTTTGCCTGAGTATCCCTTGAACTCAGGGAGGAGGAAGAGTTCAGGAAATATAACAGACATTCGGTCATTATTAGGGATAGGCTCTCCTGATTTCCAAGTCTTGTAGATAGGGTTTTCAGAGAAGCTCCACTCTATGATCTCTTGTTCTCTTTCATGATATCCATAATAGGGTTTTTTATCATTAGTGTCAAAAGAGGAGTACCATACGGAATAAAATCTTCCTATATATTTACGTGCCATATTATTGTTTTTCTAATTGTTGTTTGATAAAGATAAGGAGTTCTTCTCCGCGCTGCTTAGGGAGTTCCTCAGCCAAGTAGGCGACAGCCCCACTGGCTTCTATTGCATCATTAATAAAAGGTTTTTCCTTCATTCCTTTAGAATATAAGTGAGCCCTGAAAAAGTAGGTAGTTTGCTTAGGTTTCTCACGGGTGCGGGTACCTCCAGCCCTTACGCGGGAGGCTTCTATCCCGTAATGTTGGATAAATCCATGCCGTGGCATCTTGATAGCAATTCCTTTCAGATACGCCTGCTTAGTGCCATCAGCCCGCTTGGAATAGCGCATGCGCGCTACTGTGGTAGCAGCCTGTAGGGACGCTTTCCCTCCTGAGAGATGACCTCCAAAGCGGGTAGAGACTTCCCCTTGTAAACTGCCCTTGAGCAAGATAGCAGCTTTTTTCCCTATTTCTTTTTCCCTTTCCATTATACATTGATTAGAGTGATTTCTACTTGGTAGCATTCGCGGCTAAGGGTGTTCTTGGTGATGGACTTTATAAAAAATCGCTGGCCATACACATACAGCGTATCCCTTAGAGCAAACTCCCGTATCTGATTCTTATTGGCTATAAAGCTCCATGAGAGCTCATAGGAGGATAGGCGCATTTTGTACCAGTCTTCCCAGTACTTGGTCACCTTTGGGGGCAGGAGTTCCTCTCTGGTCTCGCCCTCATTCTTGTTGCCATACCGCAAGCCATCATACCAGATAAGTCCTAATACATTACCCCCATTCTTTCGTGGAATACAGGAATGCTCTCCCCTGTAAAGAACTTTCGGAAGGCAGTAGCCCTCAATATTTACCTGAGTGCTCCCCTGTTGTTCCCCTTGTGAGAGTTGCATGCCATTTTCATCGATCAGTACCGCAGGATAGTTGAACTTAGCCTCGTCCATATCAGGAAACTTAATGAGATAAGATTCCTTGGTAGTGAGTGTCTTCTTAGGTTCCTTGATGGCAAAGGAACGAAAGTCCTTCATCTGTAGACGATTCTCCGTGTGGATACGATTCATAAATATCTTGTCCCCCTGAATCTCCAGATCGTAATTCTTCCAGTTCTTAATAGTCTTGACCAAGTCTCCGAAGGTAATATCAGGGACAGCCCGCTTGAGGTCTACCTCATTGTTGTTAATCACCTGTTCAATCACATTCCCCTGAGCGTCATGCTGGGCAATGATATTCAGGTATAGCTCAATGGGGCTATTCCAAGCCCCCTCGAACTCACACCGGAGCTGATGGGCGCCCCCTGTCTCTATGGCAATTACCTGAGTAAAGCTCAAGGTACTTTGGCGCTCACTGATAGCCCCCTCGCGGATCACTACACCATCCAGCTTCACCCGATAGATAAAAGGCTCTCCATGGGTTAGTATATGAGCATTGTTACAGACCAAACGCCACTTTCCGACCTTGTCTAAGGTAGTTTCGGATTGGTACTTTCCAAAGACTACTCCGCTCACTTCGCGCTGCTGGGTAAGGCTATCCCTTTGCGGGGTCATATTGACCTCTTGCTGCTCTGAAGTCTTGTAATATTCCTTTCCCGAGTATATCACCTGCTGGAGGAAGTCCTCATCGGTGAGAATATCTCCGGCAAGGGTATATCCCGCATCGGCAAAACCTTTCTTAAGTACATAGAGTAGGTAAGGCATAGGGTGAATGATATTGCGGACTACCCTATTGCCAGAATCCTCACTATTATTGATAAAAGCCCCATTACGAGTGTGGTTCAAGAATCCTTCGAATGCTTCCCAGCCACTCTGGCTGTTATCCTTATTATAAACCACACGGGGAAAATTATAATCTACCTCGGGGTATCTCTTCCTACAGACTACATTGGCATGCTCATAGATATTGTCTACAGCTACCTTGGCCAGCGGTAAGTCACATAGCTTCTTTTCAAAGTTCGGCAGCTGCTCGAACCCTGATTCAATCTGCGCCTGTACCAGCTCTCCTTCTATGGATAGAATTTCCAAAGTCCCCTTTCTGGCTCTTCCATCCATCACATGGTAGCCTTCGTGCTTCTTCTTTAGCCGCAGGGCATTGATAGCTGTATAATTACCCATCTTCACCCGCAGATCTGCATTCATATAGAACTCAAAAGGGAGGGAGAATTGAGTAAAGAAAGTATCCTTGAACCGCGGATTTTCCTCCTGATAAGAAATGGATATCCGGCTCAAGTCCAGTTCGAATGTATCTGTTACAAAGAGATCTCTCATGTGCGCTTACTTCTGAGAATAGATTCGTTCAATATTTCTAAAAAGTCGTACAAACGCGTCGCGCTGCACTCATGCCAATTGCCCAAGGGTTGGGTGCTGTCCATCGCCATGGCCGCTATTACCTTAGAGAAGGGGGTATAATCCCCCTGTCGCCTGAATATAGGAGTATCCTCCCTGTAAGAGGATTTAGGAAACACAGCAGGATAGCGCTCTATGATGTACTCCCTGGTACATCGATAGGCAAAAACAATCGCAGCCCGCGTGCCAGGGGAAATGTTATCGGTTACCTCCGCAATCTTAGGGAGTAGCAAGGGGTCGAACTCCCTTGCGCCCCAGCAGTAGAGACTTGCCACCAGCTGGCGTGCATACAATTCCTCGCGCTTCTTGCTGTATTGGTAAAAAAGCATGTCCGATACGGAAAATTGTCGAATGGTACAATTACTCAATCGAGGCAGGGGAGTGGTGAGTCCATCCCAGATCTCAGGAAAGGAAAACAAGTCCCTATCGGTGAGCAGGAACTTTCCCAAGGGGAGGAGCTGCTCGATAGAGATTTCCGAGAGCAGCCGCTGTACTCGCTTTTTGTTTTTCCTCGAAGGATCCCCCATCAGCAAGATCAGCACCATTTCCCGATATAGCTCCTGAAAGTCACGCCGATCGTCCTCCATACGTAGGCAGATTTCTTCTCGTTGCCAAGGGCTGAGCTCTGAGTAACTCCCTGCACAGTGAAACTCTATCCTATCCATCTTCTTACTATTCTATAGCCCAACCATAAGACCACCACCAACAATAAGCCCTCTACCCACCATGCAAGCCCCCATCTCTGGCGAAGTGTTTCTCGCTCCATAGTATAAGAAGTAAGTACCTCCTTTCTCTTTTGAGAGAAATACCCTTCACTTCTTCGCTGTTCCCTACGGACTACCTGCCTTGCTTGCTGCGCTTGCTCCTGCTTTACCCTTAGGGTAGCTTTTCCCCCCTTGACCTTGAGCACCTCGATATGAGATACCTCCCCGTCGTGTCTTTTTACTATGCGTCTTTCGCGCTGCACCTCTATGCTGTCCTTATCATTTTCAAGAGAGAGCTCGTAAGATTGCGAATGTTGGAGGTCAAAAGTAGCGACTTGATGATGAGACTCTACCTGAGAGAGGCTGTCTTTTTCTTCCCTTCTTTCGATTTGCTGCTCTTCTCTGTGATCGGTTCGGCTTGATTTCTTGCTCCTGCACCCTAAAAGCACCATAAGAACTAATAGTAAATACAATTTCTTTTTCATTGGTAATTTTCATTGGTCATTCTTCTCAATTGTTCTAATCACCCCCTTGAGTCTTTCGGCATACGTAGGCTCGGTGGCATAGCCTGCCTTTGCGACTTCCTCGGCAAACTTGTACGGGTCACTCCTTACCAGTAGTGCCTTGGCATATCGCTTGTTGTTCATGAATAGGTTGGCGTGATCAGTGAAACTCTCCTCTGGGCTGTCGTACTTGCGGAACCAGTCCTTAACAATGTATTTAAACTTGCTATCAGGGCGCTTTTCTATGCTAATAATAACGGGGAACTTATCCTTATCATTGGCGAGAATCTCCGTGGTTTGAACCAGCTGACGCTTTTCAGGAGGCGTGGAGATAGACGCTTTCACCCCAAACATCATATTACCAGGTGCACTCTTCCCCCAACCTGTCTCCAATGCTGATTGTGCCAATATAAAGAGGTAAGAAATCCCCGTTTTGCGCTCTGTTTCGAGCGCGAAGGGCTTGTATTTTTTTACGAATTCTTTTGGTGTCATAGTTATTATATTAATTCAAAAACAATTTCTTTTCCTAATAGGCTACTTATTGTAATCAATTCGTTGTTATCTTCGAAACGTAATGGTACATTAAGTCCTGAAGCTATGGCAATTTGTAATGATTCATTATCAAAGTGAATTCCAGACCTTAATGATTCTTCTTTAATCTTTCTTCCTGATATATATCCTCCCGGCCATTTTTCAAACATATTAAAAAAAAGCCACCGATTAGCGTCAGAAACACTTATTAATGCAATATTAACTAATGTCCTGTTATCTTTAATAGGAGCTTTTATAAAAACATTCCAAACAAAATCGTTACCTTCTTGATACATTTCTGTTTTTTTAGATCTTATGATATTGCTCACATTCTCTGTATTGTTATATATAGAATACAGAACCTTGCTTTCGAATATTTGTAAAGGAATGTGTCCAATAAATTTACGTCCTTCTGTTAGAGCAAAAAAGTTTTTTAGCCTAACCTTACAATAAGGAATATCTCTTTTTCCCCCTCCCCAATCAAAAAATTGTATTGCGTTCATCGGTTAATGTATTTAATGAGGGGATAAGGGGTAAAACTCGCCACGATATCCCACCAATCTATGAATGTCTTCTTGATATACTTGTCATATATCTCCTTACATAGCCCTATCACGCCCAAGGCGATAGCGGCTATAAGTAAGGACTTTCCTACAGAAAACAATATCAAAGAACTTAGGAAAATGGCAATAAATATTATATTCCCATACTTACTATGCAGGAGCTTGTCGCTACCTTTGAGTTTGTTAATTACTTTCATCATATATTTCTTATATCTATGTAACACTTGTTATTCCATATACTCACCACAGCAGTGGAGCCATCACCTCCGTTGAAGTCTGTATCCCCTGTGTAGATGATTTGTTTGCCTAAACAAGTGAAGGTTACTTGTCCTCCGGCGAATACTTTTCTGAAAGATGTCGAATATCCTGATGGTATCAATTGCAAGTCACAATTAGACACATTTGCTGTTACATACACTATATTATCATCAGGAAATATTTGTCGGGTTTCACTTATCTCTGTAGCTATTCTAATATCTTCTGGTGCTGGTGTCCAGTCAGTTGGGATATTTCCATACTCAATTTTAAAAGATGAAACATACACTTCTTCTATATGGCCATTATCTTTATAAAACTCAACAAAACCATTATTTCCATTTGAAAACGTAGTAATTCTACTATTCTTAGAAATAGTATATCTATGCCACTCTCCATCTGATAGTATTACTGTACCATTAGAGTATACAACATTCGAATCTGTAATACAAGTGAATTTTACTCCTGTTTTTGAGGTTTTTGCCCAAAATGAAATAATCATTGGTCTATCTTCAAATGTTGTTCTACACTGAATCCCTTGCCAGTTATAGATGAGTTTAATAACTTTATTTCCCCTAAAAGTTTCACCAACATATCCGCTATTACCTGTATAGTTTGATTGTAAATAGTAGGGTGACTCTTTTAAAGAGAAATTAGATGTTTCTTTAATTAAATTTCTCCCACCAATTTGTATCTTCCTCACAGCCTCTTGTATCTTCTCCTCTGTAGCTATCTCCGGCTTCCCGTCTATATCATTCCAGTTGTGTCTGTGAGAGGCAGGGGCAAAATTCAAATCGGGCTTATCTGCCAAGTCGTTATAAGAAAAAGCATTTTCGAATATAACATTATTCCCGGCCATGAGCTTAATCTTTCCATTCTGCACCACAATTCCATCAGGAATATTGTTGACAAAGTGGCTCACGGGGATACTGGTGAGAAGGTTATTGCGCTTGTCTCTTAGTTCTAAAGTCTTCTCGGGATTGTTGTACACCAATTTTGTCCCCTCGTCATCGAGGAACATTAGGGAGATACGCCTTACTACATTACTTCCCCTCTTGAATCGTAACTCTGTGGTATTCTCGTCCAGCTCTATATCGTAATCTTCGAGGGTGTCCAGCTTCTGCTTGTAGGCATTGGTAAAGTCATTCGTGGATAGCCCCTTACCATCTTCCTTGTCTACTTTCGTATCAATGAGTGATTTCAGATCCGCCGCTGTGCCTACATAGTTGCCGCTTTGGAGCGCTCCCAAGAGTAGTTCTCTCTCGCGCTGGGTCATGATCACGGGTCTGTTGGTATTGAAGGTTAAGCGCTGTAGTGCCTGCTGGGCTGCATCGGCATTGTCATATACAACTCCATTGATCTCTACTTCACTGACCAAGGCGTCCAAGATAGAGAAGTTCATATCCTCCGCGCTGTGTAGGATCAGGCGCTCTCCGTCCACACGTGCTACGAAGTTTTTCAGTGCTAAAATCCCGTTGTACTCAAAGAGGTATTCCTGCAATTCGCCTGTGTCAGGCCTTACTTTATACTTAGGTGTTGGCATGGTTATTCGTTTTTTATGGGTGTTTTATCATTTTCATTAAGATATTCCTTGATGGAAGAAGCTATTTCCTCTACATCCCCGCGGTTAAGGATGATCTTGCCCATCACTTGGCCAGCTTTGTCCAAGCGTACCTTATCCTCGGCCTTCTCATAGATACTCTTTATCTCTATCAGGCAGAGTAAAAAGGCACCCCCAAGGGTCATAAAGGGAAAGAACCACAGCTGATTCCCGTAATATTGCTCAAAGTACCACACAGCACTCATCTGCATACTATCTACTATCGTGAGGGCGATTAGCACATTGTAGTACTGGGCGAGCTTCCCTACGGTACGCTTGTAGCCATACGAGGTGCGCATCTCTCCGTTATTCTTGGCTTTGCGCAGGCCACTCCATAGGTCGGCCATAATCATTACTAAGACTAAGATGTAGATACCAAAGAGGATCCACAGGGTTACAAAGATTTTTTCCATTGAATCAATACCTTTTAATTTTCTATCTAAGGCAAAAATAAAAAGCCCCTTCCATATAGGAAAGGACTTTTTTAAACCCTTAATAATCACTATCTCTTGTTTCGCTCTCGCAGTGCTTCGTACTCCTTGATCGCTCTTCGGAGTTCCTTTCCTGCCTTAGCATCGGCTACGATATAGGCTTCTATACCTTCTCCTTGGAGCTTCTCTACGGTAGTGCTGAGCCTTGAGAGCACCTCGGTAAGTCCTGTAGGCACTCCTACGGCAGGGACGCTGTTCTCACTTGTAGGGGCTTCCTGCTTGGTATTCTTCACCTCGCCTCCTGCTTCATAGCCCTGAGGCGACTGTCCCAAGCGCTTGGCTTCGAGCCATTCCACCACTTGCGCCACTTCGGGATCTTTCTTGAGCCACTGGGGTACCACATACTCCTCCCCGTGTACAATTCCGGCTACCTCCTGCCCGCTTTCGTCCTTAAATCCTAAGCCCTTGGTATATCCTCCCTTGGCATAGCTTGGCGCCTGCTGAGAGGCTACAATCCCCAATTGTACAGCCCCTAAAGCCCCTACAATTGCAGCAAAGACACTCCCTGCTATAGGTCCCGTATCCGAATAAGCGCGCATGATCCCTGTTGCTGTATTGGCTATAATATTCATCATATTCATTGCCTTTTGCGCTTTGAACTGCTTTACACTAAGTTCTTTCTTTTTGGCATCGGCTTCCTCGTCCAAGCGCTGTAGCTCCTTTTGGTATTGCGCCTGTGAGATATACCCTTGGTTGAGCTGGTTGAGTAGGGCTTTTTTCTTCTGTTCCTGATTCTTGGTAAAGGTAGCCAATTCCTTTTGGTTGAGCCCCTGTTGGAGTTGGGAGAACATGTTAAATGCATTATTCATCGCTCCTACAGCCATATCCACAGCCTTAAAGCGGTTGCTCATCTCATCAAGGTTGGAAAAGGTATCCTTCCAGTCCTTGGCCGAGAATCCCAATACATCAACCTTCTCCAGCTCCTTGTCTGCGGCATTTTTCTCTTTAGTATCCTTGTTGTTCTTGATGTTGTCCAGCTTCTCTTTGATTTGGACTATCTTATCCTCTATCTGGGTGATGTCCTCGACCAGTTTCTCCTTGGCTTCCCCTGTAAGGGTGGAGAGGTAGCCCATAAGGATCTGTTTCTGCTCCTCAAAGTTTTTCAGGCTCAGTGCCAATAGCTCTTTCTCGGCTTGTGCTCTTAGGGCTTTTTTAGCGTCCTCAAGTGTCTTAATCTGTGAGAGTTCCCCCGCTGATAGGTTTTCTCTCAGTTGCTTTTTGGCTTCCTCCAAGCTCTGTATCTCTATGATTTCCTCGGATTTCTGGCGGCGCAGCGCCTCTATCTCCTTGCTGCGTTCCTTGACCCTGCGCTCGGCCTCCTTGGCGTGGTATTTCTCCCTGACTTGTGAGAGTTCCTGCTCCTTCTGCTGCTCATAGGCTACCTCTATTTGTTTGTTGAGCTCCATCAGCTTACGCTTTTCGGCTATAGCTTTCTCCCGATTAGGATCGTTGCTCTTCTCCGCCGCAAGGGTGCTGATTTCCTGTTCCAGAGTGGCATTCTCCTGCTGTAGTTTGAACTTCTTCTCGTTGTACTTCTGCTCTGTGGTGGCCAACTGCTTATCAAGGCTTTCCTCCAGCCCTTGCGCAATCTCCTTCTGTAGCTCCTGCTCTGCTTGTAAGCGGGCACGCTTGGCCGCCTCATACTCTTGGGTATAGTCTTTTGTCTTGGCTGCCTTGCCCTTGCCCTCTTTGTCTCCGCTGCTTCCTACTATGGGCGTATCGGGGGTATCTGTGCTCGCTGTGGAGCCCTCTATCTTCTTGGCCTGCTCCTTCATTAGTTGATCTGTGGCAGTCTTGAGTTCTTGCTCGGCATTTTTGATACGTTTGCTGCGATTTTCCAAGGAACTAACGATATTGTTCTGGGCAGCCATAGTCATATTCCCCATACTTTTGACGCTATTCCATGCCTTCTGATACCACGAGATATTCTCCTCAAGGCTCGAATATTCCGCCTTGGCCAGCGCTTCGGCTTTCTGATCCACAATCGCTTTGAGGTACTTCTCTCTGGCCGCAGCCCTTAGGCTCTCCACATACCTATCCAAAGCCTTTTTAGCCTCCTCTGTTTGCGCTGTCTCTACTGTAAGGTTGCCGTTGTATTCAGGAACCAATCGGTTTAGCTCCGCCACAGCCCTACGGCGCTCCTCGTATGGCTTCTGTACATCTTTGGCAACAGCCAATAGCTGCTGTAAGTGGTTCACCTCCACCGCGGTCTGTACATTGGCTTCCTTGATGGCATCATTGTGTAACTTCTGTCCTGTAAGCGCCTGCTTCTGCTCTCTATTGAATAATACCATATATGTCACTACAGTCCCTATCGCTGCCGCAATCAATCCCCATGGATTGGCTTTCGTAATAGCATTAAAGGCTTGCATGGTTTCTCCTGCCTTTTTAAAGTTCAAGGAAAGAGCTTGTATAACTGCCGAGAACAGCAGCGCTGTCGCTCTGCCCGTCTGCATAAGTGCCGTCTTGACCTTCAGCGCTGCATTATACAGCAGCGACTGCTGCCATGCTTCTTTGGTTGCCATTGTGGCCAAGCTCACCGCTGTCTTATAGCTCACCACAGCCGCAGTACATACCCCTAAGGTCTTCAGCAAAAAGGCAATGCGCTCCCTGAATACCTTCACTCCATCGCCCGCCTTGCTCGTAACCCCAGTAAGCCAGCCCAGCGCTTGGATAATATAGGAGAAAAAACCTTGTATCCAAGTGCTGGTAAAGGTTTCCTTCCATACCTTCTTGATCTTCTCCCAGATGGCTGCGGTGTTATTATTGACCTTGTTGAACTCCTCTTGTATGGAGGTACCTTCCTCCATCGCTTCCCCTGCCAAGCTCATCATCTCCCGAAAGCGATCTGCATTGGCACCTGCTGCCCCTATAGCCTTCTGTACTTCCAGTGTGTTCAGCTTTAAGCCCTTGAGTACCTCCGCTGTACCCTCCGCACCTAATCCCTTCATGGCTTGGGCGAATCGCAAGAAGAACTCCTCGGGCTTGGTCTCAAAGAGCGCCCTGGCTTCCTCTGCCGACATCCGCATTTGCTTGGCAAACGCTTCCACATTGGTACCCGCTACACTCATAAAGCGCGAATATCCACTGGAGGCGATCTCTGCGTCGATTCCCGATTCCTCAAAGGCCGCCCCTAAGCCCAAGGTTTGCGCGATCGTTGGCTTGAGCGCATCGGGTAATTGTCCTATACGGGTAGCAAAATCGGATATATTCTCTTCGCTGGCCGTACCATTGGCGCCCAGCTCGTTCAGCGCCGAGCCTATGGCGTTCAGCGCTTCCCCGTAGTTCTGATTTTTGGTTTCTTCGAATAGGTTCTTGAGCTTGCCTACCTTGGTGGTAACTGCCTCCAATCCTCCTTGGAAGGAATCCCCAAGGGCGACATAGATCTTGTCTATCTCCTCGGTAAATTCCCTGAGCTGCTCCTTGTCCGTAATCCCCAATCGCCCTCCGATCTGGGCTATATCCAGCAGCTCCTTTTTTCCTGTACGGGTGTCCAGCTCGTCAAAGTCATTCCACAGTTCGCGTACCTTCTCAGCGGCAAGCCCTGAGGTTTTTTCGACCCCTGTCATCGCATCGGAGATTTCCAACAGCTCCCCCACCGAATCCTTAGCCGTGCCTGCAAGCGTTCCCAGAAAACTTGTAAGCAGGTTCCCTGTAACTATCTGCTTTATTCCCAACCAAAAGCCCTCACTCTTGCGCCCCGCCGCCTCAAGGGCGGAGCCTGCTCGCTCGGCGCTCCCCGTCACCTGATCAAGCGCCGCTGTAGCTTGTTGAATCTCACTCTTTATACGCTCCAAATGTGCCTTAGCCTCCTTTAGCTCAGCTGCTTTATTGTTAAATTCTTCCGTGCCAGGCGTGAGTTTTTTTAGGTCTTTTTCCAGATCCTTTACCGCTTTGGAAATCCCCGTGAAACTGTCCGATACTTGCTTCCCATTGATCGTGATGACCAAATCCGTCGTTACTTTCTTTGCCATTTTTTATAGGTGTTAGTTATTAGTGGTCAGTTGTCAGTGATTAGTGGTTAGTTGTCAGCTGTCAGCCTCTGTCCACTGACTACTGACCACTGCAAAAATAAAGAGCCCTTTCCATTCAGGAAAGGACTCTTTCACTTGTCACTGGTCACTATAAAAGTTTTCGCCATAAGTACCTCGCGATAAGGAAGCATACGCCAAAGTATGTAAATACAATGATCATACCCAGCGCTGCATCGGTATACTGACTAAATAGGTATAACCCAAAGGCAAACATTCCTGCAAAAATAAGCCAAAATGCCCCTTTCCTTATTCGCTCCCGTTCCTGATCTCGCTGCTTGAGAGCGGCAAAGCCTGCCTCGTCCTGTATGGCTTGTATGCGATCGCCCGAACGCTTTCCGATCACATCCGTATAGGAGGAATACGCCACTGTGACCACAAGGATCAGCGAGGCACCCCACCAAGGCACTACCCCCGCTATCCATAGCACCAAGCCTGCCACAAGGCCTATGATCACTCCAAGCCCGCCGACAACCATCCAATACTCCTTTTCCTCGGCTATTAATTGCTTTTTACGCGTTTCTATGTCTGTTACTTTTGTTTCCATTGCTTTTAAGTTTTTGTTAATCATTAGTTACTTGTTACTAATTCTCAGTTTCTCCGCTTCTTGCTTGATATATTCTACCAAGTCTCTCAGGTTTTTTTCGTTGAAGCTATGGCCATTCTCTGTGGGTACTTTCTTCATATTATAAGTGGTTTCTGTGATTCCCATAGCCTTGGCCACGACCTTCCCTTTCATGCCAAATGTCTCAACAATAGATAGCACTTGCGCTCTTATCTCAGTACTGCCCATAATACAACTATTATAAATAAAAGAATAAACAATACTTGTTCCCAAGAGATTCTAATGACTATTTCTTGAGAAAATGGCTCTCTTGAAAAAATATTCCTAAATAATTTAATAAGTGTTTCCATGATCAATAAAATTTAGTATCTTTGCATTTTAAAGAAGGGGAGAGCTTGCACCCTCCCGCTTCTGTTTAACTAAAAAAGAAAAAACTGAGTAGTTTTTTTAGGCTGGCTCTTATTCTTACGAGGAATGACCAGCCTTTTTTTAGTCTTTCAAATTTGAATCTAATTTCAAAATACATAGTTCAAATTTTGATTACACAATAGAAGTAAGAACTTCATCATTGACTTTCAATGACACTACAAAGATACGATATATATTTATATCGTGCAAGTATTTTTGTAAGTATTTTTGTGTTCTATGTGTTAAAGTTTTATAAAGAAAAGCCCCTTCTAAAGAGGGGCTTTCAGTTATGACACATCCATCTTGTATAATTTCCATAAGAAGGCATCTTGATTGGCCTGCTCGACCAATTCGATGGCAAAGCCCATCTCTCTCATTACCTCGTAGATATCGTGTTCGCTTACTGGGGTAGTGGGGATCACCCCCACTACCATAGCCAGCAGCTCAAGGGTACTCTTATAAGTACATACCCAGCTATCGGTGGTCGCTATAGGGCTGTAATACCTCACTATCAGCTCCCGAATCTCTTCTGTGTAATCTTCCATACGCTTTCTTATTAACAGCCTAAATTGTTGTATTCCTCGCAGAATAACTCTATTTCCTCCTTGTGCCGCTGCACGATAAAGGTCAGCGAGAGCATATGTAAGAATACATCTTTGATAAAGGCTTCCTCTTCCTTGTCAAAAAAAGATGAGTCCTCCAATAGCTTAGGGAACTGCAAGAGTTTTTCCTGAAAATCATCCTCGTGGTCTAACCTGCCATCTATCTCGGCGATCCAATAGGCGAGCTTTCTCCCGAGTACTTCATTCAGCGGGTGTGGTAGTATGTTTCCTTTCATAGCACACCTCCTTCCTTTACTTTAGCATAAGTGATAGCCCCATAGAGCGAGAGTACAGCTGTGGCAAAGGTTTTTCCCTTGCCCTCCTGATGGAGCGCACAGATACGCCATTCATCGGTAATCTTTCCGGTATAGCTGTTCTTCTTGGAACCTACCTTCACCACACATTCCCCATGGGCTTCCTTCATGATCTCTTGAAAATACTCCTTGGCTACCTCCTCATAGAGGTCTTCCAATAACCCTTTGGAGCGGGGCGCCTGTGGTTTTTGGGGATACAACGCCTCCATTATAGGCATAGTATCTACGGTTGTTTTTTCTTGTTGGAACATAAGATAAAAATAAAAAAATCCGTGAGTGGGTGTTGTTCCAACAAGAGCTTACGCATTTGTTTGTATAGCATTACGGCTATACGACACCTTCACGGATATGGGTTTATAATGGTATTTTGCAACTTTAAACAAGTGTTGCTCTTATTGGAACATTGCAAAGGTACGACATTTTTTGAAACTACCAAATGTTTTCACTAAAAAAAATTCACTCGTCATTAATCATTAATCATTGCTGGCATTAATCATTAATTTCTCTATTTCCTTCACTTGTAGTTTCATTTGTTCCACTTCCTCGCGCTTTCTGGCGATCTTCTCATTGAGCACCCATAAGCTCCTCACAGTCATGCCCTCTTCACTCTTTGCTTGTTCTTCCCACTTGGCCAAGCTCTTTTCTCGTGATACTATATTACTGCGCAATGTGTTGCGGCGCTGTACAAGCTCCATAGGGGTAAGGAGGCTGTAATCTTCTTGTACTGGCTCAAGGATCTTCTTATGATCACGCCAATATTGCAGCATCACATCACAATTGTCCATCGTCTCGAAGAGCTGCCATAGCTGCCGCTGTATCTCGCATGCTTTGCCTTCGTCCTCCATAGGTACGGCATTCAGTGTAAGTTTCAGCGAACAGGCACGGAGCCATGCCTCTTGCTTAGCCCTATACACCCCATGCAGTGCCACAGGATAATCGGCAATAAAATCCGCCTTTTTTGCTGGCTCCCCGCTTGTCTGCGGGGGCTCTCCGCTCTGTGGAGTCACCCCACTTGTGGAGGTGGATTGTGACTCAGGCGCACAAGTGGGCTGGGCGGATCGCTCTTTGATAAGTCGCCTTACCTTTGCCTCTGCTTCTAAGGAATAGTAGCGAGGAACGCCTCGAAGATCTCCTCCAAGGCGTTCCAACTCATTAACCAATTCCCTATATTGCGCTTTATAATCCATAATGTCAGTTGTCAGTTATCAGTTATCAGTGATCAGTGGTTAGTCATTAGTCACTTGTTATTAATCATTGAACATTAATCATTAGTCACTCCTCTTTTCATCTCCAGCGCCCGCTCCAAGTAAGGCACATCCTTAGGGTAGTGCTCCCGCTTCTGGGCAATGAGCTTCTCAAGGGTCGCTGCGCCCAGCTCCGAGAAGAGCGCTACAGCACCCTCTTTCAGCGCCAAGTACTTAAACCCCGTGATGTATAGTACCAAGGCATTGTACGGCACCCGCGAGAGGTCTATGATCTGTAACCCTGCTTGTACTTCCTTCTCCCCAGTGTAGTATACACGCCCTCCAGGGAGCAGCACCTCGAAGCACTCTTCCAGATTAGGCTTTAGGCGCTTTACCTCCCCCTGTTCTAAGGGGGAAGTAGTCGCCATGTTCTTATTTTCTTGATCCTTTGCCATTAATCATTGAGCATTAATCGTTAATCATTAATCATTATGCCTCTGCTATGCTACCCGCATACTTGTACAACTTGGAGTTGGTGGTGATCTTCAGTGTTACCCCTGAATCGTCTTCGGCTTTCTTGCCTGTAGTAGCATCCGCCGAATCCATAAAGGCAGGGTTAATCTTTGTTCCCACTACCCACAAAGTACCTACAGCATCAGGCACGATAAAGGTCATCGGCACATTCTTGTAGCGCCCGATAAAGTCGAGCACCTTGTCCGAAAAGCGTGGAATCTTTGCCTCAAGGTCTGTCTTTGCCTTCTTGTTCCCCGCGTTGCCCACAAGGCTCATCTTTAGTTCGTTCTCGTTGATCTGTAGGTCTATCCCCTTCCATGTCTTCCCAGTGACAAGGGTTAGGTTTCCTTCCTCTATGGTGTTAGCCTTGCCCAGCTCCCCCGTATTAGGAGGGAGGACACACTTGTCGAGGAAGGCTGTAGGGGCATATAGCACACGCGTACTGATACCCCCGCTCACCTCGTCGTTAGGACAGCTATCCAAGCTCTCAAACGGAGCATTATCAAAACAATTTGTTGCCATTTCTTTTATCTTTTAAGTTTATTCGTTATTTGTTTTTACTCTTCACTCTTTACAATAAGAGCGCTTCCCCCGCCTATGAGCTGCACGAGAGCTTCCTCGTCTGCGGCCAACTCTTCCTGAGTGTAGCGCTCCCCACCGAATAGGATCTGCAAGGGCGCATCGTCTGCAAACTGGTACTTCTTCCCACGGAAAGAAAAGGCATGTCCTTCTCTCTTTTCCTCTACCAGCAATACCCTTTTGCCTCCCGCAGCCTCCAAAGTAGCTTCTAATGCTGCAAGGGCTTTTTCCCTTTCGTCAAGGGCCTGCTCTCTTTCGTTAAGGGCTTTTTCTCGTGCCTCCAGTTCCGTACCGATGTCATTCAGTTCTGATTCCTTGCGATCCACAGCCGCTTCACGGGTGCTCAGCTCCGAAGAGCGATCCTCAAGGAGCGCCTCGCGCTCCTCAAGGGTCAGTTCTCTGTTATCGTTATTATCTTTTGCCATATATTATCTATTTAATTATAAAAATAGGTTTGGATAGAACAGCTTGTTCTGTGAATCATTGTTCAATCCTCTGTGCTTGCTGGCATCGGCAGTCTCTACGAATAGGTATTGGTTCACCGCAAAATCGTAGCCCAAGTGCCACTGAGAGAAGAGCTTCACTACATAGTCCTGTACCTGCACATCGTCCAATAGTGCGGGATTGTCTTTGCGATCGTACAAGCGGAAGAAGTTCCCATCGTACCACGCTATGATACGCCCTTTCTTCAGTCCTGGTACGCCCACTATGGTACGGCCAAACTTCGTTTTTCCACGCTGTGGATCCTTGAAGTCTATGTACTGGTTGGCAGGGGTCTCACGAGCCTCTACATAATCGTTGAACTCTTCCAAGGAGAGGAAGATAGTGCTTACTTTCCCTTGGTCAGGCAACCCTTTTTCAAACTTCGTTACCCTATCCACTATGGTAGCAGAGGAATCCACGGGGATTAAGAATACAGGGTTAGCCGTATCCGCCACCGCTTTAGTAACTACCTCATTGATCCCATCCATGGTCTTGGTGTAGTCAGGTGTAGTGCTCCCCACCTGTGCAGGATCATACTTACCCGTAACTGAAATCACATTCAAGTCGGAGATGATCTTATCCTGCGCCATACGCATGATGTACTTGCTGATAGGCATCTCATTGGGTTTCTTCTCCTCTTCGTACAGCTCCTCCACCCAGCTATCATACACCTCGTATGGGTTTATCTGAAAGTTCATCTTTTGTTGGAAGTTCTTAAGCAATTTCTTGCCAAAAGAAACCTTACCATACGAAGTCCAAGTGTCCGAAAAGGCTTGCACCACGTTTGTCATTAGTACATAAGGGATATGATACTCCCCCTTGACCTTTGGCAAGGTCTTAGCAAATTGGTTCAGTAGGATCTTATCTGAGAGAATCGCCGCTTGTAACTCAAAGGGATTCTTCTTCCCATAACGAACCAACTCATTTTTGATTTGGTCTATGTCAATGTTTCTTGCCATATGCTTACTTTTAAGTTGTTATTCTAAATCGTTCTTACAGCTGATTGTGTGCATCTTCCATTCGCACTACCTCGTCCCCGCTCTGCTGTTCGCGCCCGTCATTGCTTGGCTGGGTATGTACTGGGCGTTTATCCCCGTACTCCTTGCAAGTCTTCCCAAGGGTAGCAATGTCTGCGATCGCGTCCCCTTGGCTCTTTAAGCCGTTAAGCGCCATTGCCTCGCCAAGGGCTTCACTCAGCGCCTTGCCTTCTGTGGCGACTTTTTCTTTTTCAGCCTTCAGCGTGGCAATCTCCTGCTCAAGGGCAGCCACTTGCTCCGCAGTCGCTGTCTCTTTCTTCTCTGCAAGGGCTGACTCCACCTTGGCCAGCTGCGAAGCGGTAAGGCTTACATAGGCTTCCCCACCAAAGAGCGGCTTTTTTCCCTCTAAGGCACTCCCTAAGAGCGCCGATAACAATACGTATTTCATATCTCGTTTATTAAAGTTTCCAAACTCATTATTTCATCCACAAGGCCTACCTCCAGCGCACCCTTAGGGGTATATACAGCCCCCTTGAACACACGCCCATCGTCCTTGATGGCTGATCGGTACGCCTGCACGGAGCTAATAAAGCCCTTAGCCAGCTCGCTGAGACGCTCCTTGGCCAAGGTATCATCACCTGCCACCAAGTCCCGCCATAGCTTGTTTTTTTCGCTGCTCTCAGGGGCATACACTTCATAGATCTTGGCGCCCCACTTCTCAAACATCTGCGAGTAGTCTTGCGTATGTAGCATGGTGCCAATGCTTCCTATCGCATCGGCAAAGGGGCTACTGACTACCTTATCGCAGGCCGCCGCAATCCAATAAGCCGCACTACACATATACCCATTGGTATAGGCTACGATTGGCTTTTCTATCCCCCTGATGATGTGGGCAAGCTCCGCCGTTCCTGAGACCATACCCCCGCCGCTGTTTATATCCAAGATGATAGCCGATACACTTGGGTGCGCATCCAACTGCCGAAGGTAGCGCCCATAGCTCTGAGTACCTATATAGTCATAGGATGTATGCTTGACGATCGCCCCATATATATCCACCACCACGGGGAAAGTATCCCGCCCGCTGGCACTCCCACTACGTGCCTGTATCTCCAGCTTAGCCTCGTAATCCTCCTCCAACTTCTCAGAAGCCGCAAAAGTATTGTCCTTAAAACCCTTTACAAGCGCAGGAATGATGGAGAAGAGGTATTCTTTTTCTATTGATAGGATCATTTTTTTAGTTGTTAGAGATTTGTGGTTAGTATTTATTTACGGCAAAGGTAATATACCCCTTACACACCCCAAAGGACAGCTTTTATAATGATTAATGCCAACAATGATCAATTCCCTCATTTCTTAATTGGTTGGTGGCAAGAACAATAATACTCGGAACTTCTCGGTTATTTTCCCCAGAGTAGGGAAGATGATCGTTTGCCCCGTTAGGCTAATGGTAAAGAGATCCTTCCCCGAGCCATTGTCTACAATGTTGTCATCTATAGTAAGGCTAAAGGGTTCCCTATGGTTACCCACCACGAGCATTTCCTGAGCCGATACCAAGGCCACCACATACTTGCGCTTTTTGTGCATGGAGATTAGCTTCAGCCGCACCTCCTTGCTCAGCTCGTATATGGGAAAGGTAACCTTCATATCGAAGTAGTCATTATGATTCTGTTCCTTAAGGCTTATCTTACGGCTGTAGCCGCTGGGGTGAGCCACTCGTAGTTTTACAAGGGCAGCATTCGGATCGGGGGTGAGCGCCCTCAGATTTTGGTTAAAGGTAAAACTCGCCGCGTCAAACAGCAGCACATGGCGGATCTCCCGCGTGAAATCCTCTCCTATATTACATAATTCGTAACTCATTTTTTTTAGATTATAGGCAAAGATAAGCGCCCTTTCCTGAATGGGAAAGGACGCTTTAAGCAGGTAACCGCTTACAATCCATTGTAAGCCTCATAGATATCCGCTAACTCCTCTTTATTCTCTTTCACAATAAATGATAGATCCAGCATGTAATCAAAAATCTCTTCTAAAAACTCCTGATCATCTGAATCCAAGAGCTTAGCTTTTTTTATCTCTTTTGGGAATCTTGATAGCCTTTTTTGAAATTTCTTCTCAGCGGAGATCTTTTCAGCTACCTCAACGAGCCATTGAGAAAGCTCTTCCCCCAATTGCCTACTTAGTGGATGTGGATTGTTATTCATGATTTTTACCTCCTTCCTATTATTGTTTAGTTATGACATGGATAGAATCAGTAATCCTAATTCCTTAGCGATAGCATGCTCGATACGAGCTCCTCGGCTTTCCTTCCAGTCAGGGAGGAGGAATATACCCCCACACCCCATAAGGAGTTCTATATCTCTGAGCATGTGCTGTTCCCAAGGGCTATCAATGGGCAGCCCATTCTCAAGAGGAGAAACAGGAGTTTGCCCCATCGCAATCAAGTACTGACATGCCTCGTGGAACTTCTCCCGTGTCTGCTCAATATCCGTGTCTGTTATCTTTCCTGATATGTATATTTTCATAGCTTCACAAGTTTAATTCTATTACAATAAAGGTTGGGCTTTCTCCAATAATTCCTTCTGCTCTTCGAGAAAATTGTAGGCTATTTCATGTGATTTAAAAGCAAGCACTCTACTGGTATTGAGCCATATTTCCAAACAAGGTTTCCCTTTCTCTACCGAGATACAAAATTTATTCTTATCATCTTCCCAATCAGGCTGCCACCCCTCATTGTAGTAGTCTCTAAGAATAATTAATTGTCTAAGAGCTTCAAACACTTCTGGACTAATACTCTTAGGATAAAGTATATTTATACCTTCCAAATTAAAATAAGCATATTTGTCCCTATCATACTTCAATTTTTTTTCCGCTTTCTCAAAAGTCGGCGCAGGGCCTTTTTGTTCAAAGCCTTCAAGATCTATAGAATAATCCGCAGTGGACAATGTATTGATTGCTCCTTTGCTTTTTACAAAGCAACCTTCGTTAGTGTATTGAATTTTTAAACCATCATTAAATTCAACCTTAATAGGAAAGTCAAACTTTGTATCCTTTAAAACCTCTATTACTTTCCCTTTGTCTGGCGATATTGTTTTATCCCAAACGTCCATTCCTACTTTAAATACTGTTTTCATTTCTTTTTTCTTTCTTTAAATTCTGACACTGTATATGTAATTCCTGATAAAATCAGACATACGATAAGCATTCTTCCGCCCCAACCTAATGTGGCTATATCAGTAGTCCAGCCTATAAAAAAGCAGACTCCAAAAACAAACATAATCCACAATATGCTAATAGCTATTAGTTGAATAATTGCAAGTATTTTATTTCTCATATTTTTAATTTTTTTTTCACTTGTCACTCGTCATTAGTTACTCTTAATTAGTCTCTCCTCTATACTTCCCTTTTTTCGGTTAAAGTCTTTGCGAAGGGTCTCATACATCAGGTCGCTTTCCTCTATATCGTACATCTCCAAGCGCTTTAGGATGGTGTCTTTGTACGGGATCTGAAACTGATGATAGTTCACCACTGCTTGTGTGTACAGTTCTCTCCGGAAGTGTTGGTCTATATACTTGAGCACTAATCCTATTTTCTCCTGAGAGAGAATGCACCCCTTCTTCTCATACTGAGAAGCATTCACCGCGATCCGATAAGCATGTAGCTCTCCACTACGGGGGTGATACTTGTACTCTGAGGCCATACTCTTGCGCTCCAAGATATGCAAGAGATACAAGCCTACATCATTATCGCTCTTGATCTGATACGGTTCTCCATACATCTTGCGCATGTATTTCAGTAGATACTTTGGTAGTAATAGTTTTATTTCCATATCCATATCTTTTTATTTATCACTGGTTACTCTTCATCTGTTAGTGGTAGCTCTTCGCTCTTACCCTTTATCCTTACATTCTTAATGGGGCGTTCTTCTTCATCATACCCTGTTACCGAATCCTCGTAGCTGTATTCTATACGGGTAGCATGTTTCTTCACATAGTCCTGTATATCCTCCAATCGTGGAGGAAATATATCAAAGACACTTTTTACCAATTGCTCTAATCCTACAGGATTCCTTGGAGAATCCACATGACAGCCTATAAGAGAACCTTCGCGATACAAGCCCACCACATAGGTGTAGCTTTTCTTCAGATATGCCCATATAGGCAATAGATCTCGCATACTGTCGAATACATGATACTTTATCATCGCTTTAGTTTTTAAAATATAGTCTCTTCACTCTCTTTTGCTCCCGACATCTGTGTCGGGAACAAACGCATCGTCTGCACCTCTATCTCTGCCAATAGCTCCTCACGAATACGTAACTTGCCAATGTCTATCTTCATAGCACTGGTAGGGCTGTTGATGTTGGTGTTAATACGAATACTCTTCTCCTCACCCATATAGCTGCTGTCCTCCCTGAGCTGTCGGCGCATCTCACTTTTGCCAGGTGCCTGCTCTCGGTACTGGACAAACCATTGGCGCTGTACGATACTATATACAGTACTGAAGTTAAAGTATATACTCCCGCCCTCAGCCCGTAGGTTCGTATCCACTTGCAGGCGCTCCCCTTGTGTCAGGCGCATGCAGACCATAAAGCAATCCCAAAACCGCTGATATACCGAATCGCTCTCTATCTTACGCCTTTGGTTCTCTATAAGGGAATCAAAGTGCCGTTCCATATCCTCCTGCCAAAAAGGGAATATCCCCTCCCGCTCGAAGATCCCATACACAGCATACAGCACCGCAAGGTTATCTATCATTCGCACAGGCACCCCCTTAATCGCCTCCCGCTCACTTAGCAGCCGCTTTTTTTCTCGGTACACTTCTAAAAAATGCTCTTGGAATACAGCCCGCTTATGCAGCAGCCAGTCCGAGATCCCCGACACCCCCCGCCTGCACATATCCTTGAGCTTGTTGTAGGAAGCCTTTGCCTCATCGCTAAACTCTTGTGTCTTCATCTCCTCCCAGATAAGGCGGGTAATAAGTGCCTCTGCATCGGGGCTGTCATTCCCAGTAAGCAGCGTGGAGGAGATAATCGGCACTTCATCCACCGCAACCTTACTCTCTATACTCCCGCGCTTGTATCCGCGCCTATCCCACAAACCTTTGATGATCCCGTCCACTTGCGGATTGCCCCGCTTGTACTCCGAAAGTTGCGAAATCCCATTGCTGAACTGGGCAAACTCTCGTATCTGCGCCTTTATAGTGGAGGCCGAACCCTCCAACTGTATGGCCGTCTGTGGCTGCCCCACAAAGGATTGGATCGCCTCGCAAATATTATCCTTACCCGTTGAAGCAGGGCCAAAGTAAAAGAGGATAGGAAAGAATCCCGTACAACTCACCACGATATCCTGAAACAGCGAACCAATACCAAAGAGAATCCCCGTAATGGCATGCCCCCTATGTACCTTATACAACTGCTTGAGGTATTGCGGCAAACTCACCTCTGTGGGAATACTCCTAAACTTCTTCTGCGCCCCATACTTGTACATGTTTTTTTCAAAGTTCTTGTTAGCCGAAGGAATGTAGTAGCTGTCATGCTGATACTTAAAAAGCCCCTCCGAGTTGATCGCCTCTTCCCGCAATCCTGGGATAACGATTTTGTTATTCCACACCCAAAAGCCCTCTGCTTGCCAGCCTAATACGTCTATCTTGCGCCCCGTACCCATACGGTCAAAGAGGTACCGCAACAGGCGTTCATGCTGCGCCGCCGACCCCGAAAACGAGAAGTTACCATACGAGGTCACCACATTCTTGAACGAGTTAAGGGTGTTTATCTTTTCCGACAATACGTCAAAAATCTTTTCCACCCCATGTACATTACAGATACGGATCAGCTTCATCGGGTACTGCTCGTCCTGCATGTGCTGTATGATTTCTATGGAGAAGTTGGAAATATCATAGAAAGCATTCCCCTTATCTGTACTACAATAGATACGATTTGCATGCTGAAATACCCCATACTCCAATATATCCTTTCTATAAAGGCTTGGATCCTCCACCTCTTTCGGAAACTGGTAGTTCTCCAAGGGGTCTTCTGTACCATATTGCGGAAGGTCTATGACTATTTCAGGAGTTTTGTAGTATTTTTTTTCCTCCTTTGGCTTCTCTATGGCTACCTTAATCCCAAAGCGCGCTTTCACCTGCTCCATATAGGCATCACGGGTCACCACATCGGGGATTTTTCCGATAAGCTCCATGGCAAGGTCACTAAGCCGCTTCTTATCCTCAGGCATAAGGATCACCTTTTTCCCCTTGGTTTCAGCACGGCCAAGGGCTTCCTCATAGGCCCCTTGCAAATAGTGCAGCACCGCATCGCACCTTGCCGACTCTATCAGCGCCACAGCCCCCTCCCGCTGGCCTATACTATCGGGATCCTCCTTGTGTTCGGAGGGAAATACCACCCGCTCGACAAACAAGCCCGCTTCTAAGGCCAACCCCATGTCTCTGTAGGCAGCCGTTGTTCCTGCATTGTCACTGTCTCGGAATATGATGAGCTTCTTACATAGCTTCTTGATCTGATCAAGGTGCTGCGCGCTCAGGGCTGTTCCCAGCGTGGCTACACAGTTACGCAACCCTATCTGATGCATCCGCATCACATCCGTATATCCCTCTACCAAATACACCTCCCCGCGCTGTGCCATGCTATTACGAGCCAAGTGGAAGCCGTACAAAAGCTCCGACTTGTGGAACACCTCACTCTCTGGGCTGTTCAAGTACTTAGGCGCACCCTCTTTCGCTTCCGAGGGCATCACACGCCCACCAAATCCCACACAATGCCCATGCTTGTCCGATATAGGGAAGATGATACGCCCCTTAAAGAAATCGTAATACCCCCCGTTCTGATACGCTTTGAGTACCCCAAGGGCTACCCCCTCACTCACCTGCCCGCGTTCCTTGAGCACCTCATACATCCCCGCCAAGGCATACCCAATCTCAAAGTCCGACAAAATCTCATCCGAAAACCCCCGCTCCTGCATATACTGTTGAGCAAGGGACAACTTTGGCAAATTTTCTTTATAATTTTCTTTGATAAAGGCAATAATCTCCCCAAGGCTTTTTTTCTCTTGGCGTTTGGCTTTTTGTGCTTCGGTTTCTTTTTCGTATTCTATGGGAATATTGAGCACCTCACAAGAGAGCTTCACCGCTTCTGGGAAGTCCATACCCTTATAGGCTTGGATAAAGTCTATAACAGACTTTCCGCCACGGCCGCTGGCAAAGTCTTTCCATATCCCCTTCACATTGGACACTACAAAGCTCGGCGTACGTTCATTGGTAAATGGAGACAGCCCCTTAGCGGTGCCATTGGATAGGATCTTATAGGAAGGATCGTGATATATACGGCCTATGGCTTCACACAAGTCACATTCGTATATTTTATCTATAATTTCATTTTTAATATAGGGCATTGCTTAAATTTTAGGGAATAGGGTAATAAATAGATTTTGATTAGTCACTCTTCACTTACTTAGGGAAACATCCTCTCTTCCATTTCCTTACGGATTAACTCCATGTCAGCAGGATAGGAGATACAGATCACGCCCTGCTTGCCTAAAAAGTCCATCCGCCAATCCGCCACGGGGATAATCTCCCGCAGCTGGCCAATCTTCTTAAAATCGGCAAAGGCGACAATATACTGTACATCCCCCTCGTATATACGGAGGATCACCCCTTGTACGCCAAAAAGCGCCTCTATTTCCTGCTTGATAATAGTATATGCTTTCATAATCTTTTTACTTAACAATAATTCCTATAATAACCAGTAGTACCTCTTTGCTAAAAAGCACCTCCAGTCTCTCCACGATCTCGACATCGTCCCACACTTTCGGTTTCCGCTTTTTGCGGGTGCGGCGCTTGGGAGTCATCTCTTTCTCTAAGAGCTTAATGAATCGTTCCTTTTCCTCCTCGCTAAGCTCCCTGAACACTATCAGTACAGTCTCGGCTGTCATTTTCTTCGTCTTTTGCGTAGATATCCTCCTCTGAAAGTCCATATTCCTTATACACTTTCATACAAGCAGCCAATAACAATAATTTAGAATTACGCTTGGCGCGGGTGATAATAGCATACTGGCTTACTTTCAGCTCTTTAGCTATGTCCAACGAAAAATCATTGTCCGTTTTAATTTTTTCGATAAGTTTCTTTGATGGATTCATTTTTTTTCTTATATTTGGCGTTGTCAAACTGTTATCATTTTGGCGTTGCAAAGATATTACTATTTTCTCATATAAACAAATTAAATCTTACTATTTTCTATGTGTATTATTGAAAGAATATATCAACTTATTGATTACAAGAAAGATAGCGTGTATAAAATTTCTAAAGAAATTGGTGTAAGTAATGGTTATTTCTCAAAAACAAAGGCAAAAAATGGTAGTGTTGGAGGTGATATAATTGAGAAAATAGTAAATTATTACACTGATGTCAATGTAGAATGGTTGATTACAGGTGAAGGGTCTATGCTCAAGCAGGAGCATGCACCCCAAGCAAAGCCCCCCGATGATAAATACCTTATGTTATTGGAAGAGCATAACAAAACCCTTAAAGAGCAGTTAAAGGATAAAGAAGAAAAGGAGGCTTTGTATAAGGAAAAGATCCAAGAGTTACAGCAGCGAATACAAACAAATACTGTATACCAATCAGGCACCCCTACTGCCAGTTATTCCTTATCAACGCCCCCAGCACCTTAG